CAGCTTATCTATCGACGGAACGGTTCTGACGCAGCCTGCAACCGCGCCCGGATGATCTTGCGTTGCTCTGGCGTTGCTTCATCCCACATCTCCATCATCGGAGCATAAATTGACCGATGCCATACCCGCAATTGAAACATACGCTCCTCTTGATCCACCGACCGATTCTCCCTCCGCAGCCCCGTCAACGCAAAATACTCCGTTGCCAATTGCTGGACCGAACCCGCTTGCGCCAGACGCCTGGCATACCCAGCCCGATCCATCTCACCCTCGTTGGCATACTGCTGCGACCGATAGCCCGCGTCAGTGACCCGGAACACCCGATTTAGCACAGGCATGGCCGACACCAAGAACTCTCCGAACGTCTCAGCCCGCCGATCATACTTGAGAAAATTGGTCACCCCCAACTTGTCCGCCGTAAATCCCGCCATAGTCATCCACGCCTCAATTCCCCGCGTGCTTTGCTCCGCCCGACTTAACACGTAGGCATTGCGATTGCCATCCGTCGGATTCGCGCCTGACAAAAAAGTTGCCCACCCCGCCCCCGCAGAAAGCACCGGATTTAACCCAGGCAATTGACCTGACAAAAACCCGAAAGCCTCCCAATGCTCATCCACCTCTTCACCCCGCCCCACCCGAAAAGCCGCCTTGACCCCATAACGCATCAACCCATTCAAAATCCGATTACTCTCGTCTTGTGGCAGCCTGAAATATTGCACCTTCTGCCCATATTCCCCACCCACCTTGGACCCGAGCGGAATAATCAGCGACACCATCCGATCATACTCCGAGGTGCCCGCAAACCACCGCTGCAAATCCTCACCAAACGCCCCCTCTTCCGCCAGCGATTGCATCAACGCATACGCCCCCCCGAACAACATCCAACCCAGCAACCAATTCGCTCCGCTCTTACCCTTCACCTGCCCACGAATCAACCTCGCATCCGACTCCAACCCATTTGTTGCCACCGTCCAAAACGGAAAAAAGGAGTTAATTGCCCACGCCTGCTTGCCACGCTTAAAGAAATTACTGACTCCAATATGGTCCATTACATAGACCCCCGCTTGCTCAGGAGTCCATTTCGCATCCCGCGTGAGCACTTTGTAAGCGGCCACTTTATTCCAAGCTTCCAGCATTTGACCAATGTATTCCACCCACCGCAACGCCTTAGCCACCGGCTTCACCACCGCAAAATTAAGAAACTTATTCCGCTCCACATCCGGCAAGTAATGAAACTTTCGCAACATTTCATCGAACGGACTCACCGTGCTGGCCACATCCCGGGCGAAACTCTCAAACGGCGTCCACAACGCCCGCACATGCATCATCTCCATCGTCAACCGCCACGCCTCAATCTCCTCCGGCGTCGCATCAGGCCCCGGCTTTGCCAGCTTGGCATGATCTCCAAACACAATCCCCTGCCTTATTCGCGACACACTCACCTTCGGCTTGAAAGCCATAGCATAGAGATCCTTGACCAACTGCCTTACCACCTTGACCCGCAACCCATCCGGCATGTTCACCAACGTCCTTTGAATATCCATGATTGGACTCGCCACAAGCTGGAACCCCGGATTGTAACGGATCAACATCGGATAAATCACCTCGCGGAAAGCCTTACCCAACACCCGCACCGACGCCCAAGCCGCCTCCGGCCCCACCCGGTCAAACATCCCCACAATCTCCTCTGGCACATAATAACCCCGCAACACCCCATCCTCCCGGACCTCTAACAGCCCCCACCCCACTTCAGTTGGTTCCTTCGGCACCTGCTTGTTACCATCCCACAACAATTCAGCCGGGCGAATTTCAGAAGGATAATATTGCGAAAGAAAATCACGAACAAAGGTCATGGCCCGATTACGGTTTGCTGCCTGAATGAAACTAACCGTCTTAAGAACCGTCGCATCAAACGGATTAGCCACATCATCCAGCGTTCCCACCTGCTTCCGAATCGTTGCCGGAACATACCTATCCCAATACTTCAGCGGCACAAACGCCGCATAATTGTAACGGTTCTGATTCAATCCACCCTCAAACATTTTCCGACTAATTACCCCGGCATCCACCGCGTCACCCATGACCTGAAACACCTCATCCTGAAACCGCCGCGCCGCCGCTTCCAAAGTCGCCCAGTTATCCGCGCCCAACTTGCGTCGCATCACCATCAGCGCCGCCCTTGCCGTTCCCGGACTTTCTCCGCCGGGATTAGCCAGCCCAGCACGGCCAGCCTTACTCACCACCCCATCCTTATCGACCACATCATACCACTCGTTAGCAATCCGGTTTAGCTCCAAATACTCACCCAACACCGTCCGATCCATCCCCCGCTCCAAAATAGGATCCAGCACCTTGGTCTGCATATTCGTCAATTTCAGGAACACCTTATTCTCACCCAACGGGTGAGCATTAAAGAACCAATCCGGCCTCTGCTTATCCGGGAGAAATCCACCGCGCAACGCTTCCACCTTCCGCTGACGCTTGATAATTGGATCAAACACATTGAAAGTCTCCTGCTTAAGCTGAGATAACCACCCCTGCCATGTAAAAGCTTGAGACTGCATCTCCTCCCACTTTGCCCGAAAAATAGCATCACCCTTCTGATAACCAGCCCGCCGCCGCTCACTCCGATCCGCTATCACAACCTCAATAGGCCGGTGCAACAAGTCCTGAATAGTAAACACCGCCTGCTTTACCTCCGGACGTTTATCCAAATAACTCCACCACATCCGGTAAAACGTCGGAGCCACATCCGCCAGATATTGAGGATCATTGAACAACACCGAAACCGCATCAGCGTAAAGTTCCTTGGCACTCCGGCGATACTCCACATAGGCATCATCCGTCCCCACCCAATCCCCACGCCAAACCTTAGACAGCTCCTCCAACTCCGAGCGCACCTCACTCTCCTTCACCAGCCCCCGTTTCTCAATCTCATCATTTACCAGCTTGGCGTAACGCTTTGACACCTCCCCATTCCACAAAGCCCGCGCCACCACATCGTCTTTATCCGGCCTCGGACCATACGTTGCCCCAATTTCCCTTAATGCTTGATTCCGCAGCCGCGCCCGATCCTTGGCTGTCAACGACTCACCGCCGCCAGGCAGCTTCGGCAACGTAGTGCCCAAAAAATTATCCAAAGCCGCCAGATGACCAAAGAGATTCCCCCGCGCCATTGTCTTTTCACCACCCAGATCCCCCAACAAAGAAAACCAATGACCAATCTCATGCGCCATGGTCTTGGACGCTTGCACCGGATCCGCAAACACCGCCCAATCCATGACAATCTCAGGCCCGCCTTGGCGAAACACCCCACGCGCATTTCTCAGCTTCGACACCCTTGGAGCCTCACCCCCCAACATCGTCGCCAGCTTCACCAGCTCCGGCATAGCCACCGCCCGCACATGCTCCCAGCCGCCAAACTCCACTGGACGCAAAGCAGGCAATGCCCCCGATTTACTCGGAGTTACAAACACCACCGGATTCAACGGCACCGGCACACCACCCGCCGTAGCCCCTCGATCCGCAGCTTGTCCGCGCCCTAAATCAGTCCCAGTTCCTTCGCCCTTAGCATTTGCAGCCGGCTGAACTCTGCCATCCGCTCCTCTTTCGACATTGCCAACATCCGCCGCATTTCCGGAACCGTCATCGGCACCGGCAAACGGTCTATTCTCAATGGAGCCGAGGACGAGCTGAAACCTTGCTTCGTCCTGCATTTCGAATTTGAAGATATATTCGTTTCCTGCATCCGCACCACCCACCTTTCTATTATTTTCCGGCTTAAATATAAACGCATCAATCTCCGTTAAGCCAGCCAATTTCGCTCCCTCATAACGGTGATTTCCATCAAACACCACCCACACCCCATCCATCATCGCCGCTACCACGATTTCATCGGGCATCATCCCCGCTTCAATTTGCCGCCGATAGTTCTCCACCCCCTCCGGCTCCACCGTCTCCTGCTCACGCACTAAAAACCGAATCGGCACTTTACCCCGCCAACCCTTTACCGCGTGCCCCTCCGCAATCCCTATCTCATTTTCCGGCCCCAAAGCCGCCAGCCAAGCCGCCCGTTCCGCCGCAGGCGTTAAGCCAAACGCACCTCCCGGACCCACATCAAACGGATCATCACCCGCCGCATCGACCCGATTCCCCTTTTGCACCTCCAAAGCACGCAAAGACACACCCTCCGCCACCCGTTGCTCCCCATACACCTCAGATGTCAACGTAACCACACCATCCGGATCCACACCCGTCACCGAAACCAGACCCCCATCCGTCACCAACACATCCCCCACAGCAAGTCCCGACACCGGCACCACCACCGGACCATCACCCTCCACCACCTCACCCTTCCAGAGCAACGCCTGACGCTTCCGCAACCGTTCCGCAGCTTCCGCCGCCGCGTTCTCATCCCGGGCCACCTTTCTCATCTCCGCCTCCTGTCCCTTCCACTTCGCCCGGCCCGTCATTGCCCGGTCCACCTCACGCCACAACCCCACCACAGACCCATCCCCGAAACCCCTCTCAGCCGCCAACGCCGCCATTTGGTCCGGAGCCAGTTCCCCACCGATTAAGCGGTTGTAAATTCCCGACAACACCGGCATGTCATCGTATTCCGACTTTAACCGCTCCCACCGCTCTGGAGATTTCTTCAGCTTCCCGGGAGCAATCATCCCCCCCTGCTCCACAATAAAATCCAAAACATCAAAGCCCGCCGGATTAGCAGGCCACGCCACCCCGCGAACACCTACTTCACCGGCAGCCCCACCGGATGCAAACGCAAAACCGGCTTGACCTTTGCCCGCCGTTGCAGGTCGAGGAACTCCGGCAGCGACAACACCCCCAGCTCCCGGTTCCGCTTCACCCACCGCTCCACCGTCTGAAACTCCGGACATTCCACCATCCGCTTTAACAACTTCCCCTTGCGCCTGTTCGACATTATCACCTCCCGGCTGTAAAGATTCCACCACCCCAGAACGCGCCTGAAACATTACCCCGGACGGCACCACCGACCGCGCCCCCGCCCCGCCAGCACCACCACCAGGCACCATCGGCCCAGACTCCATCACACCCAGAGCAGCGTCACCCCCACGGCCACCACGGCCTGGCATGACACCATCCACGTCCACCGCCCCCTCACGCACAGCCGCCCGCCGCGCCGCCTCAGCCCGCGCCATTTGCGGCAACCGCAATGTCCCCGCATAAGCCCCAAACGGCATAGCAATCACCCCCGCACCCAACGCCGCTTCTGGGACAAAATCCATCAGGCCCCGCTCTGGATCATAACGCCAACCCGCATACACATTGCGCCCCATCTGGTCCGCCGCACCCGCCGCCGCGTTAATGCCCCCTTGCTTGAACGCCTCCTCCGCTGCCACCCATAACGCCTTACGCCGATCAGGCCGCGTCAACTCCTTCACCACACCCTCACCCAGCTTCTTCACAAACGGATTCACCCCAGACCCTTTTAACATCTGCGATAGCCTCCCCACCGGCACAGCATTTGCCGCCAATGCAATCGCACCATTCACCATCCGCGCCTCATCTGCCAGCTCGGGACGCCCCGCCGCAATCGCCTCCTGCGCTCCACGTTCCCCCGCCAAACCAGCAAAATAGGTCATAGCCGCAGGCCACCCCGCAGGCGTCACCGTCAAAGCCAGACCCGTTCCCACATCACCCGCAAATTGCGCCGCTGTTCCGGCAAACGATCCACTCACATCCTCCGCCACCTTCCCCTTCACCGCAGAGCCAACATCCTCCAAAGCCTTCGCCGCCGTCCGCCCCTGATCCGCCGCAATCCGCGCCTCAGCCGCCGCCCGAGCCTCCATCCCAGACTCATCCTCGATCACCTTCAACCCCGATTCCACTAAGCTCTTATCCAAACCCACCCACGCCAGCGGATTCGTCACCCTTTCCGCCACCCGCCCAACGCCCTCCAACGCCGTGCCCAAACTCTCCAACACCTGCCCAGCAAATAACTTAGCCCCCTCCCACGTTGTTCCCAGAATACCCCGCTCCCCATCCTTGACCGCCTCCCCTGCCAGAAACGCATCAGGATCAAACGCCTCCTGCCTTTCCGCCGGAGCAGACCCCGCCAGAAACGCATCAGGATCAAATGCCACACCAGACGCCGGACCCTCCTCCACCGCCAGCCCCGCAGCCGCTTCCGCAGAAGCAGACCCTGCCAGAAATTCATCAGGATCAAACGCCATTACTGGATCCCCAGCCGTTTCTTAATCTCGACCGCACGCGGGTCATTAGGATTCTGTTCCGCCCACCTAATCGCCTCCATCTCCTGTTGCGTCCGGCCCTTGGGCACTGGTTGATTCTCCGGCCTTAACACATTTAACTTTGCCTCCACGCTCCGCAACTTTTCCGTCCGGGAAGGAAGCGGATTGATTGACCAATCCGGCCCAAACTTATCACCCCCTTTTGCAATCTTACCCCTCAACCTCTCCGCCTCACCCGCCAACTCCGCCGCCTGTTGTGCCATCATTCCCCGTTGCAGTTGCGCAGCCGCATCCTCCTTCACATATTGCAGCTTGGGCGACCCATCTTTGTTATACCCCGTTACCACCAGACTACCACCCGCCTCCACCGGCAGCGAAGAACCTAAAGCAAACCGCTCCGCTGTCACACCCTGCCCGCTACCCTGACCACTAATCGTCAAAGGTTCAAACTCCCCCGTCTCCGGATTGATCCGACCATACGAACCCGTCCGGTTATCCCAAATCAACCCCTCCCGACCAAAGCCGCCACCACCACCACGGCCCACACGCATTCCCATCAACCGCTCCTTCGTCATCATCTCCTGCTTACGCGTCGCATCCGCAATCAACGAAGTCATGAACCCCTTCGCCTTTGCCAACGGCATATCCGCCACCGGAGCCAAATCCTCCGCTGTAATCATCCCCTGTTGCTGCAAAAATTGCGCCTGCCCCCGGAAAGCATCCAGTTCATCTTGCCGCTTCCGAATCTCCTCCTGCTCACGGCTGATGTCATCCGCCAGCTTCATCATCCCTTTTTGAATTGCGCCACCCGCCGAGAGCGTCCCCTGTAACATCCCGCCACTAATATCCATCGTTCCCGCAGTATATGCCATAAGACTCCTTTACTTTTCCCCGTAATAATCAAATAGCCCCGGCTCAAACCGAGGCACCAATCCAGAAATATTACTCACCTCTATCCCACCCAGCTTCGGACACGGCACACCCACCGGATTCCCCGCCTTCATACACTCCGTGCATACCGGCATCCAGTCCCAGTTTGCTCGTTTATCAGCCCGCTCTCCCCAACGCCCATCCACCTTTTCATACCGCTCCACCGCAATCGGCAAGCCCACCTTCTCCGTATATTCCCAGATATCCTCCTCCGTCCAATGCCGCAACGGAAAACAGGACGCCGCGCCAGGACCATTCACCAACACATCCACCGCCAACGGCACCCGGCCCTGAATAGGATCCACATCATCACTCCGATGCCCAATCAAATACAGATCCCACGGAACTTCCACCCGCCCCTTGGGCTTCTTTAGAATATCATCCCGACCACAAAGATATTCCTCTCCCGGCACCGGATCATAACAGCCCGTCGGTAAATGTAAACATTGCCCATTCCCCATCCCGTAATGATTAAACACCTCGATATGCCCATTCCCCTCCAAGATTGACGCCCGCTCCGGAGGAAAATCATAGACCGAAAGCTCCCACAACCGAATCACCGAATCCGCAAATTCATATTTCTTTGGAAAAAACGGCTCCCGATGAAACACCACCGGAAGCTTCCGCTCTAAATCAAACAACACCAACGACAGCAACACCATTGAATCCTTACCAAAAGAGGACGCCACCACCGGCCTATGATATTGCCCCAGCACCCTCCGCAGCAAAGACAGCGACCCAGCCACCTTCCCTTTCAATTGCTCAGAAAACACCCATTTCATAATGCCACAGCCCCACCTATGACAGACCCACCCAGGCCGATCAAGCCTCCCATCATGTCGCCCTTTGCTTTTGCATTCATCATGTTTGCAGCCATTTGCGCATTGAAATTCGTGTTATTTAAATCTTGCGCATACTCCGCAAATTGCGCCTGATTCATCCCGAACATCTTATTGCCCGCCCCTTGGGTAAACTGACCCTGCCCCATTAAATTAGACGCCGCTTGCGGAGTAGTCCCCGACCGCCCGAGGATAGCCATAAACGGATCCATTTGCCGACCCGACAACTCCAACGCAAACGCCCGGGCACGATCCTCATTTGCCCGCACCACAGAATTGCGCCCCAGCACCTCCGCCGCCACACTCGCATTACTCCGCAACATCCCCCGGTCATTGAACGCCGACCTAGCCGCCTGACTCGCCTCCCTCATCTCCTCATCAGAGGCCCGACCACGCAACGCCAAATCGCCCCGTGCATGTTCCGTCAGTGTTTCCAAAAGCGGATTCGATCTCAAAAACGCTTGGTTGGCTCGCAACCCCAGCCGCTCCACCGCCTCCACATCACCCCGGCGCTGGCGCTGAATTGCCGCCGCCTCCATCTCTGCCATCCGCGGATAAATATCTCTCTCATAAATATCCAACAAACCCCTTTGCCCATTCCCTTGCCGGAAGATCGGTTTTTGCTCATAGCCAACTATCACCTCGCGGGAAACCATCTTGGGACGTTCCTCCCACTTCATTCCCCGTCCGTTAGGATTCCGCACCTGCACCCGTTCCGTCCCCTCCTGCACCTGCACGATCTGCTTGATCGGCACTGGTTCATACCCCGCAAACTGCTGACCCCCCGGACTCCCTAACAGCGTCCGTTGCAGAATATCCATCTCAATATCCGCATATTTAGGACGGAACTGCTGTTCACTCTGATAGATTTGCGGAGCCAGATCCACTTGCGCTTGCAAGCTGTCTCGCGTTTCCTTGCCAATATCCCTTGGCGGAGGTGTGCTTACACTAGGTGCGCCCATAATTTTGCCTCATTACCAGCTTCGCCAACGTCTCCGTTGGAAAAAGCTTTAGTTTACCCCTTCGATGAAAAGCCACCCACGGTAGATAAAACGGCATCCGATCCATAAACCACCGCAAGCCCCCGCCACCCGCCAACACCCAGACATACCAACAGTTTCCGCCAGAAACACAATCCCCAATTTTCTCCCACTCCTCTGCCACCCGCTCATGATTCACCACATGCCCCATCATAAAACCCTCTGGCGCGGACACCACATGCCCCCGTAACAGGAACATACCCAGATCCACCTCAAACGAACGGGCACGCAAATGCGCACGATACCATTCCCGCGCCATCTGCACCGGAGCCAACGCACCCATCATAGTGTTTCCTCATAAGAAAACGGCGGATCACCCACTCTTGAAAAGTCCATCGACCCATTGATTGCCACAGCTTTTACCGCCTCAATCCACTGTAAGACCGCTTTTAGTTCCTCAGACGGCGCCGTCAAAAGCCTGCCCTGCATATCCATCAGTTCCAACACCGAAAACGACGCCAGAATATGCCGCTCTGCCGCCTCTCGAAAATCCTTTGCCGCAGGCCGCTTTGGCTCCTCCCCAATTAACTCCGCCACCCCGTCCTCAATCTCCACTAACGCCCTCGCATAATCAGCATTCGCCGGATCTTTCGGAATCCATTTGCCAGACTCTCGCAAACCTTCGCCCGCATCAATGTATTGTTTCATGTTAAAATTCCGCATTAAAAGATAAGTCAACAATAGCTCTTACATCCTGAGAAGGAGTGCAACTAAAGCGCGTTAAAAGACCGGCTACAAAACCCGCTCCTCCGCCGGAAACCGTTGGAACTACACGCATGCAAGTAGGAAAAATAAGCGTATATCTCTCTGCCATAATATTTACAATACAATTATTCAAACCTAAAAAATACCGCGCACACGCCATTTCTTCTACGTCAGGTGTAACATATTCAAAAGGCGTAGCTTCGCCGCCCATCTCAAGCTGCACTCCCGCCAAGTCGAATTGGAACGTGACATTCAGCGGCATCGCAAACCAAATTAGTAACGCTGATGTGTGGGGTCCGTCGGTGCCAAATGTCTTACCCGCAAAGTCTGGAACCGTAAGCGTTTGTGTAAAACGCTGCCACCCCGTTGTTATAGAATTGACTTGACTGCCAAGTGTTTCGGCTGACGACGGGCTTCCGCCTGTGCCATAAACTCCAGATATAAAAGTTGTTACGTTGATCGCTCCACTACTCCTCGCCCAAAAAGAAAGGGTTACCGTGCGTCCTTGAAACCGTTGTAAATTCTCAACGAATTGCCGAATACGGCGTAAGGTCGATCCGCTACCCGCCGCCGTGTGGTTCCACCGCAAAAACGAAGTGCCAGGCACTATAACCCTGTCCGCTTGAGTCAGTGCGTTTTTACTCACCACAAATGTTCCAATCGTGCCGTCATAAATCACCTGCCAACGGTCAAGTGTGTAGGATTGGTTCGCAGGAGTGTTAAACGAATTTCCCCGGGCCGCAACATTGAACCCACCATTAATAATTAGGTTTTTTCCATACGCCCAGTTAGTTGGACGCTCATCAACAAACGACGTTACTACACCGCCTATTTGCAACTTTCCCCGTGCTATCCCTATTGATTTACTCGCCGCATTGAGAAACCCGGACGGAATTTCAAGCATCAGCTCAAACCCATTCACCAAATCCGTGACAGCCTTCAGGTCCGCCGTCCAAACCAATTGCGTCCAAGCTGCATTAGGACACGTTTGCAATGCCGTCGAAATCCTCTCCGTAACTGCCGCAAACGCATTGATACTATTACACGTCCGCAACTTCAACACCGGAGCAAAACTTGCACCCGTATCATTGCGCAGCCAAATTGATAAAGTCACCTGCCGCCGGAGCGTTGCCGCTAAATCCCGCTCAATCCGTTGGCCCACATTTACCACCGTCACACTTGCCGCGCCTGTTATCAACAGGGAGTAAAAACTTTTATTATCAGGCACCAAACCACTCCGCTCCATCTGAACGCTACCGCCAGACGGACGCACCCACCAATGCCGCGCCAAAGCCGCAGACTCACCAACCGTCACAGTCTGCGGCCCAGCCGTCAGCCATTGTTCTCCATACAAGTTGCCATTCTGAAAATAGTTAAACTCCCCCACCTCCAGATCCACTACCGAACGCACCGCCGGACGTGCCGTTTGCCGCAGCTTTTCATACGTCACCTTTTCCCCATCCTGCCAGTCATACCCGGGAAACACCTGTAATTCTAATTCCGCCATAATAAATTTCCTTTACCCTCCTAATTGCACTTTCGGACTACGTTCCCCAGCCACACCCTCCACCGCCACACCTTTTAACCGCATCACACCGACATTATTCTCTAAAACCATTTGCACCCGCTCCCCCCGCACCCGCACCGGCCACCGCGTCCGCCACGCTTGCCGTAAATTCAACACCACACCAGACCCCAACTCCATCCCGTCGGGCTCTGGTAAGACAACCCCATAATCCTCACGGCCTCTCTCACCATGATCATCATCCTCGTTAAGCGGATTCCAATCTGGCTTGCCCCAGTTCACATACTTAACCCGACTCCGCGTTTGCCCCTCCACTAACACCGACTCCTCCGCCACACCATCCACCCGCACCGCCATATCCAACTCCGGAAACCATGTCTCCAACTCCACCGTGATCCGCTTAGCCTCACCCTGCCCCACCGGCTCCAGTCGATAGCCCCGCGTCACCGCCCGCCAAGGAATTGCCCTACGCACATCCTCATAAATATCCTCTTCCCCCTCCTCTAACAACAACACCCTTCCCGCTAACTTATCCACCCCAAATAACCGCGCATCCCCATTCACCGTCAATACAAAAAACTCATCAAAGAACAGCCCCTCACGCACATCTAAAGACTCCCACGCCAAAGTCCGGGTGTTAAACACCAACACCCCATTATTCCTCACCGCCCCATCCATCGGCACCGCCACATAAATATATTCACGCCACGCCACCATCACCGCCCCCGCCGCCGCCCGCCAATTTACCCTCTCCAACAGCGGAGCCACCGGATCCGAAACCGCCGCCGGAGCCACCTTTAACCCAGACTCAAACACCTCACTTAACGCATAAACCCCCTTCCGATCCAGAAACATCACATCCCCGCCCGACTGACAACACGCCAACCGCCCCACACACCCCACCACCCGACTCACCTCTGTCAAACGCGCCTGGCTCAAATCCCCTGCAACATTCTCCACGACCAAAACCGACTTCTCCTTAAACATCACCACCCGCCCCTGATTCCACCCAAAAATTCTCACCAACCGATCCGCCCCACCCGTGTTAATCCAGAACTCCTGAAACGTCGGATCATAAACCGTATAATCCCCAATGTCAGACACCGCCACCGTATCATCCTGAAACGGCACCAGCAGCCGATTCGCAAAGAACTCACCCGCCTCCGCATTCGGAATAGGAATCAACGGCGGAGTTGGACTTGCCGAAATCGGCACAAACCCAGAAAGGAAACTCCCCAACCATACCAACGGCGCCAAGTCCGCACCGCGAAACAACACCACCACATTAAAACACTGAACTAAAGACACCGGCCCATCTACAATGACCCCCTCCGGCAACGGCACAGCCTTAGGGTCCACACCCTCCCGAATCGCCCACACCCGATTCCGCACCACCAACAAACCCCATTCCTCACCCAACGGATTGGAAAAAACCCCCGTCCCAAAAATCTGCTCGTGGCCAATCCTTGCCCATATCGGATCAATGCACCCCAGACGAGTCTCCGCCACACCATCCCGGATCCGCCCATTCACATGCTCCGCCAGAGAACCACGCTCCAACAACGCAGGATCACGCCGCGCATCCAGCCGAATAAACGCCGGATCACCCTCCACCACCGGAGCCTCATCCCGCCCACCATAAGAACGGTAACGCCTCACGCCAACCCCTCCAACACTTGCCCCAGCGCAAACCCACTCACATCATCCTTCCGCCCAGGCGATACGATCCGATGCGATGTAACCCACTCCAACCCAAACCGAAACCGCAGTTGCCACGCCTTAATCAAATCAACCGCCGATTCCACCTCCGCCGCCGTCAACTCCGGATGCGGACGCCGCTCCCCCGTCACCGTGTTACCCGTAAACGCCAGCCCCAACATAAATTGATTACACCCAGACCGCCCCCTAAAAGCCGACTGCCCCGCATGCCACGCCTGCCTATCCTCCGCCACCAACCGCACCCGCCCCCCATCTTGCGCAATAATCACATGGTAGGACACCTTACTGGCAGGATTCTTAATCCACGCAATATCCCCCTCCAAAAATCCGGCTGTATGGTGTAACACCACACCCAACGGATCCAAACGACCACCCTTATTCGGAGTGTCCTCCACCCGCATAGGCCAGATCCTCCGCGTCTCCACTCCCGGCCTATCCGCCAGCGGGACACCACGCGCCTGCCACCGCGCCCAAGCCCCCCGCGTCCGTTCCCCTATTACGCCATCCACCGCGCCCAGATCAAAACCTTCAGCCGCCAAAACAGATTGCACCCCAGACACCACCGCACGCAAAGACGCAGCATCCGCCAGCTCCATCAACGCCTTACGCGGATCCATCACTTTCCCACCTCCACCTCCGGCTCCGGTAACGCCCACCAACCCTCATGCAACGTCACCACACCCGGCACCGGCTCACCCTTCGCATTCAACACCCACACCTTGGCCACAGGAATCGTTTCCCGCAGCCGCACAGGCTCCCCATGCGGAATGTAAATCGTCCGGGAAGCACACCCCACCAGACCAAACAACACCCCACCCAGAACCAACAACGTCCACAATTGACTCCATTCTTCCCGTCTCATTTGCTACTCACCTTTCCCATTTGTCGCCGCACCGCTTCCTCCAACGCATTCCGCACCGGCTGTCTCGCAGCATCCTCCATGGTCGGAGTAATCGCCTCCCGCACCGCGTCAGTAATCACCGTTTTCAATTCCGGCAAACACGCCCTCAGCGCATGACCCAGAACCGTTCCCAACCATGCCGCCAAAGGATCCATGACTTACGAATCCGGATTCGATTTCTTCAGCCACCAGGCGTTTACCGAACTCCACAAAAAGCTAATCACCCCCAGCACCAAAGCCCCCAGGAACTCAGCCCCCGCCACCGTCCATGACTCCGCAGCCTCCGCTGCCAGAAAGCCCTTCGTTGCCAAAACCCCAGCCAAAGCCGTTAGGCCCTGACGAATCAACCGTTGCACCATTAGATTCATAACACTCCTTTTTATTGTTTTTCCCGCTGCCGTTTCAACTGCCTGTAAAGCCCATCCACCTCTACGGTTGTCGGAACTGATAAGCCCGGATTTGCTTCCCGAATACCCCGTTCAAACAAATAATGATGCGTTATCGTCCATTGCTCTTCCGCAATTTGTTCCAACAAATGCTGCTGCTTAAACTGACTGAACAGAATAGGCACAGCCACACCCACCACCGCACATATAATCATCACCACCCGCACCAACGGAACATTTAGTTGCTCAATATTCACGCCACCACCGCCTTCCAACGGCCCACATGCCCCGCCTGGAACGATACCTTATCCCACTCGCTCAAAATAATTTGCTCGGCCCTCGCCTCCTCCACTTGCGCCTTCTCCTGTTGCCCATCCTCACGCAGACCATCCGCATAGGCAGCCACCTTCACATACTCCGCCAGCACCCGGGGAAACCGGACCAACTCCCAGAACACCACATTGCTAACCGGCTGACCCTGACTCCCCGTCACCGCCCGATAAACCTCCCCCGTCACCGCATCATAGACTAAATCACCCTCCTGATACGTCCGGGAAGCATCATAAGGCTCTTCCGTAAACATCACCGGCTCCAGCCGGAAATAACACCAAACCGTCTTAGACTTTCCCCCACACAAAAACCCTTCACTCCGCTCCACCCATTCCACTTCACGCGCATTTTGAAATGCATCTGGGTTCACAGAATAGATATTGAACATTGTCCCAATCACCGTCCGCCCAGGTTGCCGATGCTCCACCTTCCGCTCCGACTCCTCAATCATCGTCGGTTCCCA